TTCTATTAATAATTGACTCATATTATGCTGTTCTGAACTTTTCTAGTCCTGAGTATGTTTCTGGGTTGTCGTTTGAATTTTCATTACTATTATCATTAGATCCTAGATTTGAGTTATCATTACTTCCCTCATCAACAACTTTTTTATAAGATTTACCGCTCATTTTTTCGTAAACCTTTTCCATTTTTTCTTTTCTTTTTTCAAGAATTTTAACTTCACGTTGCATTTCTTTCATTTTAGCTTTATCAACTAATTCTGATAAACTATCATCTTCAGTAACCATAGAAATTCTTCCTTTTTTACCTTCAATAATTTCAGATAATGCATCTATTTGAAGCTCCATAGTAGCAATTTTACCATTTTTTTCAATTTCGGCTAATTTACTATCTGTAGTTTCTTTTCTTACTTTTTTCTTTCTTACTTTTGGTTTTTCTCCTAATGGAGTTTCATTTAAAATATTAACTAGTGATATCATTTTATTTTCTTTTAGTTCTAAGTAACCGGTTCCAACTTCACCTTCTGGGAAGTCTTTTGTTGTAGCTTCACCATATCCGCCTCCAACACCACCGTCTTTAATTTGTTTTCCTTTTCCTAATGCCGGAGCATCTTCTGTATAGCCAATTCCTTCTATACCAAATTGAGCATCTTCAACGTAATATAAAGGGTTTTTATCTATATTTTTAATAACTAAATCAATTAATTCTTGTTTAGTTTTATCTGCGTTAGCTTCATTTGTAAGTTCTGTGTAGTATCCCTGACGGAACTGCTCACCAGATACATTATTAAGCATTTTATCATCTTTATAATTATATCCTTTATCAGGAGCTTGTAAATCAGTAACTTCTTTTGTAGTCTTTTTTTCTATTGCTTTAGCTTCTTCTAAAGAAACAAGATTCATATTTTCATCAAATAATTTAAACCAATTAGGTTTTTCTTTAGTACCTGTAGCTACGTATAAATTTTCTGATATAATATTTCTTTTTGCTAGAATAGCAGATGCTTCCTTAAATCCAGCTGCGTTACGAACTAGATCAGGGTATTTTGCTTTAACTTCTTTAAGGAAAATATGTTTGCTACCTTTCCCCTTTTGTATTTGGTTATATTGTTCTTGTAATGTTTTTGCCATTTTATTCGCCTTTTAATAAGTCTTTAATATCTTTTATATAGTCTAAAACTAGATCCGTTGGTTTTACAACAGCATATGAACCAGGATTTTCTGTATAATAATCACTAGTTTCATCTTTAGCATTGCTCAACATCTTATAAATATCATTCATTTCCTGTTCAATGCGATTAAACGCTTGAATTCTGCCTTTTTGGAATGTATTTACTGAATCATCTTCAAATAATTGTTTTACCTCTAAACCTGATCCTTTAATTTTTTTAGGTACTAATTTATACCCAAATTCTTTTACATATGAATTATCTTTAACTCCATCAGCACTTGCTTTAGGACCTGGTCCTAATGAAGCACCTACTCCTTCTTTAACTTCTTTATACCCTAATTCTTTATATGCCTTATCATTTGGTTTAGATCCCTTTAATCTAAAAGCATATGGTGTTAAGTAAGCTCCTGCTGCACCTGATGTTGATATTTCTTCTACTTCATCTTCAAATATGTGATCTG